AAAGACGCTCAAGGAGGAGCAAATGTAGGCTGGAGAGGCTTAGACGAACTAAAGTCTCTTGAACCTGCAACTGCAATTTCTGTCGGCACTCTTTTGCACAACGATGAGAACAAGCTAATTATTTGTCCTCATGTTTTGGTAGAAGATGGTGAAATAACAGAGGGAGACGCAGAACTAGTTATACCTACGGCATGGGTAAACTCTATAACTAAGGTATATACGGTAGGTTAGTATGGCTAAGAACATGAAGCACTACAAGCGTGATGGAACTCTCTGGACAGGGAATACTCACAAGATGCCTGATGGTTCATTACACTCAGGCAAAACCCACGGCAAGACTTCTGTAAAACTATACCACTACAAAGACTTGTCAAAGAAAGCAAAGGAGAAAGCTAATGCCCGGTAAAAAGCGAAAAGTAAAGAAGCCAAAGGGATACTAAAATGCCTACTAAAAAAGGACTATATGCCAACATCCACGCTAAACGTAGGCGTATCGCGGCTGGATCAGGGGAAAAGATGCGTAAACCCGGATCAGCAGGCGCTCCTAAAGCATCAGCGTTTAAAAAAGCAGCTAAGACAGCTAAGAAGCGGTAAAAATAACATTAAAAATAGCTTGACTTTTGCTTAAAAGTATGATATAATATACAGTGTACTATGGTACATTTTATTAACCGAGACAACCCGAGGGGCCTCAAGTGGACAAAGAAACACAAGAGTACTACGACACATACTTTAGTCTTTTTGCTTCAGACGGATGGAAGCAGTTAGTATCAGACTTTGGTAACAATGTTCTACAGATCAATAGTGTAGAAGCAACTAAAGATTCTGATGATTTGTTTTTTCGTAAGGGTCAACTAAATATCTTAGGCCACCTACTTAACTTACAAGCTATAGTAGAAAATAATTACGAAGAAGCTAATAAAGAAGATGATTAAAGTATTTGATTTTAAGTGTTCTAACGGACATACATTTGAAGAATTTGTAGAAGGTAGCGTAACATCCAGTAGGTGCGGATGTGGTGCCAATGCTACAAAAATTGTATCAGCTACTCAGCACGTACTTGAAGGTGCTTCTGGGGATTTTCCCGGCAGGCACATGAAGTGGGTACGTGAACACGAGAAGGCTGGTCAAAAAGCGAGGGAATCTCAGTAGAGGCAACTCCCATTTTAAATCTCCATAACCTATTTAGGCGGGGTAAGTTTATATATGTCACGCGCACAACTAATTGACGAGCGTCCAGAAGAAGAACTAGAACCAACAGATGAACTAGACACACAGGATACTGTAGAGACTCCTCTAGAAGAGGAACAACCTCAAGAAGAATCCGATCTACCGGAAAAGTACCAAGGTAAGTCTGTAGAAGAACTTGTACAGATGCACCAAGAGCTTGAGAAGTTTACAGGCAAACAGAGTACGGAAGTAGGTGAGCTTAGGTCTGTTGTTGATAGCTACATCCAGACACAACTCGACACACAAATAGCACCTGTACCACAGCAACAAGACGATGAAGATGATGTAGATTTCTTTGTTGACCCTAAAACTGCAGTTAGTAAGGCTATTGATAACCACCCAAAGATCAAAGAAGCGCAAGCGTATACCATACAAGCTAAGAAGCAGGCAACGCTAGCACAACTTCAAAAAGATCACCCAGACATGGAAGCTGTCTTACAAGACCCCAAGTTTGCTGAGTGGATTAAAGCATCAAAAGTTCGTACTAAACTGTTTGTAGATGCTGACCAAGCATACGATTACGATGCTGCAAATGAACTATTTAGTAACTGGAAAGAACGTAACCAAGTAGTTCAACAGACTGTGCAAGCAGAAAAAGCAGCCCGTAAGAGTTCCGTTAAGTCTGCAAATACAGGCAACGCAAGGGGAACAGGAGAGGGATCACGCAAAAAAGTTTATCGTCGTGCTGACTTAATTAAACTTATGCAAAACGACCCTGACCGATACATGGCACTACAGCCTGAAATAATGGCCGCTTATGAGGAAGGGAGGGTAAAATAATCTAGGAGATTTAAAATGACTACTCAAACATATCCCGGTACAGTTGGCGGGGGTTCCATTGTAAACAAAACCGCCGCTGCTACGTTTATTCCAGAAATCTGGAGTGACGAAGTAATTGCTGCGTACCAAAAGAACCTGAAGATGTCACCTCTTGTTCGCAAGATGGCAATGACGGGTAAGAAAGGCGACAAGATTCACGTACCTAAGCCTATCCGTGGTGCTGCTTCTGCTAAAGTTGCAGACACTGCTGTAAACATTCAGGCTAACACTGAGCAAGAACTTGAAATTGACATCAACCGTCACTTTGAGTACTCTCGCTTTATCGAAGACATCGTAGAAGTACAAGCTCTGTCCTCTCTGCGACAGTTCTACACCGAAGACGCTGGTTACCAGTTGGCTTTGACCGTAGACACTGACCTTATGAACGCAGCTACTGGCTTTGGTGATGACTCTAGTAACACCTTTGATCTTGATGCTCCTACTGGTGCAGATTGGGTTAACTCCAACAGCTACTACTTTAATCCAGTTGCTGGAGGAGCAGGCGTTCCCGGTCTTACTGCTTTTGCTGCTTCTACTGTAGCTACTGGCGACAACTTTTCTGACGCAGGCTTCCGTGAAGCTATCAAGATTCTTGATGACGCTGACGTACCCATGGAAGATCGTTGCTTGGTTATCCCGCCTGCTGCTCGTAAGACAGTAATGGGTATTGAGCGTTACGTATCTAGCGACTTCCGTGATGACCGCACTGTTAAGTCTGGTCTGATTGGTAACGTCTACGGTGTTGACATTTACGTATCTAGTAACTGTCCTACGCTTGAGACTAATGTACGTGGTTGCATCTTTATGCACAAAGACGCTCTTGTTCACGCAGAGCAACTGGGTGTTCGTTCACAGACTCAGTACAAGCAAGAGTACTTGTCAACTCTGTACACTGCTGACACTCTCTATGGTGTTCAAGTGTATCGTCCTGAAGCTGGCCTCATCTTGGCTGTCTTTGACGAGTAATAGTACTACGGGGGTCGCAATGGCCCCCTTTTCCTTTTTTGGTTTTCAGGAGTAGTATATGCCTATTTACAGAGGCTCTGGCGGTTCAGGTAACTCTACAACAAGTGGTAACGCTAATCAAGTTGCTGCGGATGCTGCGGATGCTTTATTAAGTAAAAACGCTGCTGCGGCTAGTGCTGCAGAGGCTTTATTAAGTAAAAATGCTGCGGCTGTTAGTGCTGCGGCTGCTGCCCAAGATGCTACTGATACAATAAACTTTTCTACCAACCTTCAAGTTAACGCCTCTGGTTTATCAGCAGGTTCTAGTCCTACTGTATCTTACGACAGCGGAAGTATTACCATGTCTTTTGGTATTCCTGCTGGCGCACAGGGTATACAGGGTATACAAGGTATACAAGGAAACCCCGGAACTGATGGTACTGATGGTACTGATGGTACTGATGGAACTAACGGTACTGGATTTACAGGCGGTAGTTATAATTCTTCTACAGGTGTGGTTACGTTTACATCTGATGACGGTCTTGGTTTTGTTACGAGCGACTTAAGAGGCGCTGATGGAACCAATGGTATTGATGGCACTAACGGCACTAACGGTACTAACGGTACTGACGGTACTAACGGAACAAACGGAACAAACGGCACTGATGGTACAGGTTTTACAGGCGGTAGCTACAACGCATCTACTGGTGTTGTTACTTTTACGTCAGATGATGGACTAGGGTTTTCTACAGGAGACTTAAGAGGTGCTGACGGAGCAGCAGGTATTCAGCTTACTGCTCTCAGCGTAACACAAAACGCAGTAGGAACAGCAGCACTTAGCTACAACAACACATCTGGTGTATTTTCTTATACGCCTCCTGATCTGTCTAGCTATCTTACCGCGAACCAAACGATCACGCTTTCTGGAGACTTAAGCGGCTCAGGCACTACATCAATAAGCGCACAAATCGCATCGAATGTTGTTGGCGCTGATGAATTAAATGTTAGTGGCAACGGGACTACTACTCAATTTTTACGTTCTGACGGTGATGGTACGTTTTCGTGGGCGACTCCTACAGACACTAATACAACATATACATCAACAAACGGTATAACGCTTACTGGAACTCAGTTTAGCCTTGACAACGATTTGCGCGGTCATGCTTGGCAAATTGGTAGAGACACCAATGATTACATCGCTGTAAATACAACTTCTATAGATTTTCGTCTAGACGGTAATTTAGATATGCGTCTAGAAAATGACGGTGATCTTCATGTTGATGGAGATGTGGTTGCTTACTCAACAACTACTTCGGATGCGCGTTTAAAAGATAATGTAGAAGATATTACTAACGCTTTGGACAAAGTAAACAACTTACGCGGCGTAACGTACACTTGGAACGCTGGATCACGAGAAGGTAAGCGTGACCTCGGTGTAATTGCTCAAGAGGTTGAGGCGGTTATTCCTGAAATCGTCCATGAGAAAAACATGGCGTTAATCGATGGTGAAACTTATAAGACCGTGGATTACGAAAAGCTGACTGCTGTGCTTATTGAAGCGGTCAAGGAATTGAAAGCTGAAGTAGAATCTCTGAAGGCGGCTCAATAATGGCACTTCAAACTTCTGGGCAAATCAGTCTTTCTGATATAGCGGCAGAATTTGGCGGTACGGTACCACATGCTATTAGCGAATACTACGGCGTTGCGGCAGGTATCCCTACTTCTGGAGAAATAGCCATTAGCGATTTTTACGGAGCAGCTGCTTTTACTCCTTATGTAGCCTCTGGTGGAACTACCTCTACAGTTTCTTACGGAGGATATACTTGGAAACTGCATACGTTTACAAACACTAGCTCAGGTACATTAACTGTTACATCTTCTCCGTCTGGAACAACCGAAAGATATTATGAGGCGCTTTCTGTTGGAGGAGGAGCAGGTGGTGGTTATGCGTCTGCTGGCGGTGGCGGCTCTGGTGGTGGCTTTCTCCGTACCAGCACTTCTGCTTTAGCTACAGGTAGCTACACTATGTACGCTGGAACAGGAGGATCAGGAGGTACGTCTAGTAGCGTAGACGGGTCTAGCGGCACTAAAAGCCGAATTGCGTTTGTTGGTAACACAGGCGGCGGCGGAGGCGGTGGACGTTACAGCCGTCCGGGAGTAAACGGTCAGAACGAAACCAATGGAGCAGGAGGCTCTGGAGGTGGTGGCGCAGGCAACAATGGAAGTGCTGGCGGTAGCGGCGGCTCCAGTGCGCAGACTTTTAACTCTTATAACGGAGGCGCAGGATCGACTTCTGCTTATGCTGCTGGTGGCGGTGGCGGTGCTAATGCAAATGGCGGCAGTGCTTCAGGCACAACTCCCGGTAGCGGAGGATCAGGTCTTTACTGGGCTACCGCAAACACTCGTTATGGCGGTGGTGGTGGCGGTGGCAGAAACACCGGAACTGGTTTGTTTAACAACGGAGGATCAGGCGGCGGTGGATCAGGCTACGGCGGCACTGGTGTTGGACAAAATGCTACCTATTATGGCGCTGGAGGAGGCGGTGGCGGAGTGAACAGCAATGGCGGCGCAGGATACCAAGGTGTCAGTATCTTTGCTTATAGAATAGCGTAGGGGTTTGAACGTGGATTATTCATACGAAATACAAAAGTTATTACCTAAAAATGAGTTTATGGTAGTAGTGTACAGGGCTAACGCATACCCTGATTACTATAAAACTTTTAATCCGCAAAAATTTGATGAGGCACACCTCAAAGAACTCATCGAAGGCTTTGCTCCTGCTGTTGTTGACTTTTGGCAGCGGCAAGCAGGACACCCAGAAGAAGCACCAGAGCTTATTATTTCGGGTACTGCTTCTGCAGATGCTCCTGTCATTGTCAACATTCCTCCGGGTTACGCTCCTGAGCTTCTTCCTGTTCCTGATTATGATCCGTTTACACAATACGTAACTCAGAACGAGATTGAAAATCCGTTGCAGGAAACTGTTGGCTGGACAGTCCACGACATGAACACAGAAGA